CAGCAGTTGTTAATACTCTATTTAGTATTTAGTTAGTCCTGATAACCAAAACCTCATCAGATTTGACATATTCATTCGGATATTCTTGTGGTTGTTTCTCACCAACGTCACCTTTATCAAATACTATGATACTATCATAGACTGACATACATTTTGTATGTAAAGTGTAGTAATCTGGACTAATTTGACCTCTTGCATGATCCGCATTAATCTTATCAACCATAGTTTTAGCAACATTATTAATAGAATCTGGATGACTAATACTTCCACCATGTGATGGCCAGTAAGCTGCATGTGTGTCTTCAATGAAGTATACTGCTTCTTTGGCAATACGTGGATATAGAATCTCAAATGTTTTTCTTACATGGTCAACATGATGACTGCCATCGTCTATTACTAAATCAAACTGGCCAAATTCTTCAATCAAACTAGCAAGAAACTTTGGATCAGATTGGTCACCAATGCGTACATGAACACCATTTTCTTCGTGTTCTTTACATGAAGGATTAATATCGATACCAACAATCACACTATCAGGATGAAAGTATTTTTTCCACATCTGTAATGAACCACCATTAAGAATGCCAATCTCAAGCATCTTGATTGGTTTTTCTGTTAGTGCTTTAAAATGTTTCTCATATATCCAAAAGTAATGAGTCCATTTTGTAATCTTTTTGCCTGTGTTGTTTAGCCAATATTCTTTTAAGTCCATAATATCCTCAGTAAGTTTCTGTTGCACCTGTTCCGGCTACGATTCCGTCACAATGTAGTTTATCAAATTCAATCAAATGATTCTGCTTTATATATCTATAGTGTGCATGTTCAGTATCAACACCCAACTCTTGTACAGTTTTAAAACAACCAATCAATACACCAAGATAATCATTCAATAATGATATGCAGAATGAATACATTCTTGTGATGAACAAGTAATCATTCTCATTCTTCCACGATGGTATCTTTTTCTTAAACACATACTTACCAAATAGATTATCATATTCTTTGATATCAAATGAATCATGTAGTGTACTTCTTGCAGAGAATTTAAAGATTCTTTTAACAGATGCCATCATGTTATCATCAGTTTTGTCCATCAACAATCTAAGAGTCTTAAACAATAATACAATTTCTGATTCACTCTTACGACCATTAGAAGCTAATAACTGAATATCTGGATCTGTATTCCAACATACAAGAACATTCACAAATGGTACAATCTCTTTTAGTTTGTATTCTTCTACTTCATTCGGTGAACCATCAGTAAACACAATGATATCATTAGGAAAATGTTTACGCAAAGAATGTAAAGAATCCATTGTTTGTTTGAATCTATCTTCAGGTTGAACAACACCAATAACAGGATTCAATGCAGATGTAACAATAATTAAATTTTTATCTGGTAATAAGCTCATAGTTTTTTCTCATAGTATCAATCATCAATTCTTTAATCTTAGTGTTTGGATGCCAGTCTAAAAGTTTAGCACTTTTCGAAACAGAACCAAGAGAGAACTTAGTTACTTCTCTTTCAAGTACTCGATTCAATAATGGTTTGCCTTGATAGATTACATCATAGTCTGCCCAAAACTTGTCTGGTGGATTGAATGTATAATCTAATTTTTTATTGAAGGCTTTCTCTGCAAAATTTATAATATTTTTAACAGAGGTGAGAGTTGCAGTAGACACATTAAATATTTTACCTGAAATGTCTTCAACCTCAATACATCTTTCAATCATTGATACAACATCATCAACATGCACATAGTCTCGCACTTGAGAACCATCAGAGAAGAATTTCAATGGCCTATTGTTTGCAATTTCACGCACAATATAATTGATTAGTGGTGGTGATTTACGATGAATATCTTGTCGTGGACCAAAAACATTAAAGAATCTTAGAGTCACTACATCCATATCATAGTTTGTAATGTATGATTGTACTACATCTTCCATTAACTTCTTAGATAATGGATAAAACAATCGTGGTGAAACCGGATCTTTTTCTTTGAATGGTGCATACTTTGTCGGTGTGTTCTCATAAATTGCCGATGTAGATGCAACAATAGTTCTCTTAACATTAGACAATCTTGCGGCTGTCAATACAGATGCTGTACCTGCAACATTCACATCAATACATTCTGCTGGATTAGATTCACAAATAGGCAAAGATGTTAATGCAGCCAAATGAATGATAATCTCAGTTTTGTTAAACTCTAATAGTTCTGTCAACTTCTGTGTTTCACGGATATCAAGTGGTGCAACATCACAGATTTGTTCGCCATCTTCATATAAATTTTCCATGTAACCATTATTAAAATTATCAACTGCAACAACAGTATGACCTTTGCGTGTCAATAACAATGCAAGTGTAGAACCTATTCCACCTGCACCGCCAGTAATCAATATATTCATGCTAATTTGTCCACATTTTGTCCGTTAAGTTTCATCTCACGATTTCTTCTTATTCGTGTTTGTTCTATATCTTCTAGTCGATTAACTACTGCACGTTTCTCCATGACTAGTATATCATGTTCTCTATTCAACTTATACATTTCCATCTGATTAAAGTATTGTTGTATTCTTTCTATCTTCATATCATTTCTCCTAAAGAATCAGTATCTCTTTTGAGGTTAATTGCAACTGCGGATGGGTATGGATTAGAGTTTGCATAATCATTAATCACAACTCTGCGAGAATGATTTGCTTCCATGATTAAAATGTACTCTTTAAAACCTAATTCGTCTAAAAGCTTTCGTGTATAACTCTCATACTTATTCTTACGAGCAGTCACAAACACCATCTTACAACCACGGGATTGTTCTTTCAGTAATGCATTTACATTACCTACAATTGGTTCATATGGCGCATCGTGAAAATCTTTAGTCTTAATTAGTGTGCCATCAATATCACAGAAATAAGTTGGTTTGTCATTGTACTTGAACCAATCATCGGCAGTACCAACATCAACAAAGTTCTCAACATCTTTTTCTGTAAACACTTGGCCGTTTGAAATCATATAGTCTATGATATTAGACACAAAGATTTCAGAAGTGGCATTGTCTTTCAGTTTTTCAAACGTATCAATAAATTCACCAATACTTCCAAACTGATAACCACCAACGCAGAATGAATCACTTACAATTTGTTTCTCAACAACAGATGTAATGATGCCTTGTTCATTGGTGATTGTGTAACTCTTTGCAGGCGCATTACGAATATCAGGATTCTTTGACAACTTAGAAACATAGATTGCATTACCACCAATCAAATCTGTATCATAGAATCCATCACAATCTTTGATTAACAAAGGTGAAGTTGATGTAAAGAAATACTCAGCCTTCATAATAGTCTGATAGACTGTATCAGCAGGACCACTTGTCGGTTCATCTAGTACAACGATGTTAACTTTGTCACCAAAGGCATCACGCAATTTATTCTCTGCGTTAAACTTTTCATTATGTTGTTTTAGAATAGCAATTGTGATGTTGTGTTTGCCAATAAAATGTTTGGCTGCATTCTCAATCATCAACTTGCCGCTATAATCGGTCAACAAATATTTTGGTCTTAGGTTAGGAAACCTAGTAGATAGACCTGCACATGGCATAATTATTTCCATATTCTTCTCACTTCTTTCATTAAATACTCTTTATCTTTTTCATTAGTAGTATACGGCAAAACTCTCATCAACATCATAATCAACAAGTAGTCATTGTGTATATCAATATGTACAAATTGACGTATTTTGTCTATAATGAGATACATTTTTGAGTCAAGATACACATCATCATTTCTTATGAACCACTTACACACAAGGTCTTGTCTCAACTTAGCCAAATCAAATACAAACGAATCGAACTCAGTTGTCAATGGATCAATCAATACAAACTTATCATTCTTTGTGTCATACAAAATGTTTTCTAGTGTGAAATCACCATGATACTCAGATGCAGGTAGAATCTTAGGCAACTTGTCTATCAGTTCTTCTGCCGTAAACGGCATCTCAAACTTGGTGAAATCAAACTTTGATAACTTGTTTCGGTATGTTTCAGTATAGTCCTTTTCGTATGTATTCTTTGATAGATTATACACTACTTCCATAATAAAGTCAACTAGTTTATTAGCTTTATTTAAAGACAAATACTTCTTCATCTCTAGGCAAGAGATATATTCCATATCATAATAATCACCATAAATCTCATAGATTTTAGGTAAATTTAAATTATGATTGGAAAGAACATCATATCTTTCCAAATTGCGGGCAATATCGCCAGTTTTTCTTACGAAGATTTTATCATCATCTTGCATTAAATAAACATGACTGGCAGAATGGCCTTTCAGTTCTTTTAATGTTTTTACCACTTTTCAAAATCATCTCTAACTAATGAGTGTCTTGTGCCGTTGTGTGCACCAGGACCAAATGGGTGATTCATGTTACAATATACTAGATTTTCACCAACTAAATCAGATACTTTCCAATTCATACTCATCATTTCTTCACCAATCATTGTAACACCAAGGTCATAGAATTCATCTATACGATTAAACACGTTACAATACTTATCCATGTTGCGTGACGATGAGAAGGCAAACTGGTCATTTCCAAAGTCTCTATTTGGTGTCATTCGACAGTTTGGAATGTACAATTTAGAATTATCTAGTTCTTCAAATGGTATTTCAGTATTCAATGCAAAATCAAAACGAGAACGAATGACCCAATCAAAGTTCATTCCAAATTCTCTTTCATATTTAATCTTTAATGTGTTAGCCTTATTCAATGAATAGAATTGAGCCCATGTAGACAACGCAGGATCTTTTACTTTCCAATTTGGTTGTGGTGGTGGCACTCTTGTATACTTTGACAAGTCTGGTTCTTGTGGTGGTTCTGTTAACCACAATTGACTGTTTGTATATAAGTTTAGTATATCACGTTCACTTACAGTATTCCATGTGTGAAAAAATACTGTGACATCATGTTTGTCAAGTAAATTCTTTTTTACAAATGGAAAAGCTTTATCAAAAGACCTTGCTTGGCCAGATAGGCATAATGCAACTTTCATATCATCTCTTTATATAAACAGGTAAATCAATCGCAATGTATGGTGTATTAGTCTCAAAGAAGTTTCTCATACACAACATATGCGGACAGTATCGTCTTTCATCATGTAACACGATATCTCTTTGGCCATTTTCCCAAAAGAATTTAATACTCAACCATTCTTTTGTTTTCTTACTGAATCTCTTTGACATGATTTCTTCAGCTCTTGAATAGAAAAAATACTTGTCGGCATATTTCCATGGCACAACTGCAAAGATATCAGACACCATTCCATATTGTTCATTCGTTGGTGTGATAACAACTTCAGAATAATCTTTTACTAGATTGCGTAACTTGAATGGATACAGATGTGTATCATATCTGCTGAATATGATGTTATCATATTCTTTTTCAATCAACTCAAATGCCTTTCTACGGGCAAAGTGCATCGATAGTGTAACATGATTTCTATCATTGACCATCAAGTCTTTGGGATTCTTCTTTGCAATTCTTTCTTCTGCATCAAAAAACTCATGTGCATACGTTTCGTTCTTCTCAACCAGCCATTTAACTGGTTTCAACATCTTAATAACGAAATCAATTTCTTCTTGATTGCCTTCATCCCAAATAAACAGATACACATCTAATTCATTTTGTTCTTTGAAATGTACAACTTCATCGGCAATATCTTTGAATGTTCTGATATGCCCAGCCATTACTAATGCATTAGTCACCGTACTTCTCCTCAATAATTTTGCGCCATTCTGGAACTCTATCGTATTGATGAACAATATGATATGGTCTTCCAGTTGATGTTGTCACCATGTCGTTAACTAACTTGGGTGTTTTCTCTAACAGATGTGGTTTGAATGCATCAAGTTTAGATGGATCAGCCGTAGTTCCTAATTGACATGCCCAACCATCTTCTGAACAAGTATACTTACATGTATCAATATACGGATGCATCGATATCATAAAGTTGAAAGTAGATTGGTCACAGATTGGGATTGGTTTGCCTAAACATGATGTAAAGATATTGATTGCAATATCTCTCATTGCAGTACCAGAACCTGCAAGAACGCCTACGTTATAGATTTCATTGTCTCTATAGATGTTGTGCAAGAACGGACCATAAGTCTCTAACAGATTATTATCACCCCATGGTTCATCTTTGTATAAAATACTTTCAGATGAGAACACAAGATTCTCAGAAATGAGATTAGCTTCTAACCAATCAATTGGGTTCTGTTGAAAGATAACGTCTTTAACATCGGTTGTAATTACATACCGATATTCGTTATTGCGTAGGTGGTTGTAGATGTGAGCAAAACGCTCAACGTGAATTGGTAATTGTGATTCATATTTCAAATTACCATCGGCATCTTTATTGATTGCTACAACTATAAATCCAGATGCAACAACTTTGGCAACTGTATTCTTGTCGCAGTTAAAAAGAATCAGTACTTTGTCACCTTCAAAGCCTGATTTATTGATTGAGTTAACCCAATACTTTAGTTTTGGCCAATCGTAATTGGTACTTGCGCCTATAATCAAATCTTTCATAATATACTCCAGTCGTTTATTTAGTTGATATCAATCTCTTGTGAGGTTTAAAATTTTTTGTATTTGTGATTCTAAAATTGGTTTACGATTCGGCCATTTGATAATTGGTTGATCCGAAGTCTTCAACAACTTAGTTAAGAAAGGTAAAATAATCTTTTCTACTTCATGTAATCGGTCTTTATACTCTTGTACTGTACCATCTTTTTCGGCAATAACAGCATTATATTCTTCTTCATCAGTTGCCGTGAATCCGAAATCGTCTTCACCATATTCGGACATAATCTGTGATAGGTCATACTTCTTATCTGCCATTTTTTTCTTCCGTTGCGTTTTCGTATCCCCGAGCAAAATCTTCTGCATCGGCTTCTTGACCTTCTTTGTTTAAATAGGGATTTTTATATTTTTTATTATCTAAAGATAATTTATAACCTTCTTCATATGGTGCCATTACTTACTCCAATTCTTAGCTGCGTTAAAGTTTGCATGAGCAAACTCTAGTCTGTCAATTAACTTAACTGCATTGCCTTTTAGTTTATCTACTGCAACGAACCCTTCTGGATTAGTTACTTTATATCCATCATCTGTGCGAAGAAATGTGCCAGTAACTTGTTTTAGTTGTTGCAATTTCTTAACAATCATATTCTTTGCATCAACAACGAGATTCATCATATCAAAAATTCTAACTAAGTCAGTTCTTGAATTGCGAAAGAAACGCATAATTTCTGTCTTCTGTAAAGACTTCTTATGTTTAGTATCTTCTTTCTTTGCATCAGCAATATCTTTATTTAGCTTCGCCTCAACCCAACGAATCAATTCTGTTGTATGTGCTTGTGTGTCTCTAATCTTTAAACCTTCACGAACTTTTGTATTATTGAAAGTCTTGATATAAGTTAGAATAACATCACTTGCAGCTATTCTATTTAGTGACAATGAATTGATTGACTGCAATGTTCTACCTGCAACAGATAGAATTCCAGTAATCTGTTTTGTTTCTTCTTCTGTAAACGATGCAGTACCAGATGCATCAACAAAATATGCATCACGGAACCAAACATCTTTAGTTGTTGTTAGATTCTTAATATCTATGTTGAATGAAGCCTTCATATCAGAGAATGTTTTACCTGTGTATGAAGTATGAAACACGATACCCATTTGTGCAGCTGTCATTGTCTTTGCAAGTTTAGAATCTGATGGTACAGCATATACAATTGTGTTTGGTTGAAACGTAATATATTCTTGGCCATCAATATCCTTTTCTGTGATATCACCTTTTGCAAACATCATGTCACCTTGCAAAACACCTTTGATGCCTAACTTAGGCAGATATCGCAATGCAACTTTGAGTTTAGCATTTAAACCCCCACTTGAATGATTTTTATCAATATCTTCATCAGTATAATTCAATTTAGGATTTGCATTAAAAACACCTTTTGTACCAACAAAGAATTTACCATTGTCTGGATTGATACCACAGAATATAGCAGGTGCGCCATCCCATTTTGTAGTAAGATTCACTTTAGACGTAGAATGTCCTGCAAGCATATCTCGCAACGATTGAAGGAAGTTGATAGTGTCACGAGCGCCATTGACACCACGATTCAGTATCTCATCTTCAATATGCTCAAGGTGCAGATTAGCACCTTCTTTTTTTGATTCGGTTAAAAATTGTGTAAAGTTCATTTTATTTTCTATTTTGCAATCACAAATTTACCAGATTTTGGTGATAGGCCGGCTGCATATCTATAGAAAGCACGAACAATACTATTTGTTTCATGTTCTACTACACCTTTACTATCTGGTCTTCTTGTGAAATAATTTCTGAGTAATGATTCATAACTACCAACAATATGTCTTATACTCAAAACAATTCTTTCTTCTTTATACCAATCATAATAAGTGTTTTTTGGAGCTTTAAAATTATATTGTTTCACTATATTTTGTGGTGCAGGATACTTATTCAAAATTTCTTTTGTTAATTTTCCACTTTTCATTCCAATTTTTTTCATAAATTCTGAATTTAAATCATTTATCGCTGATTGATAATCTGAAAATCCTTTTGTAAAAGATGCACCTAATAGTTTACCAAATTTTGGATCAACTGTTGCAATTAAATCACTTATTCCAGATCCATTTGGATTACCTGTACCAAAACTTGTAAGAGAACCACCACGACCACCGGCACCACTAACTTCAATTTCAGCTTTAATTGCTTTGTTTGCTAACATTTTATCACTTGACGGATCATGTCTTATCTTAATATAACTTCTCTTATTCGCACTAAAATATATTTTAATATCTCTCTCTGATCCTTTTTCACCGGCACCTGGTTTTTCACTAATACCATTGTAAACTATATCTTCAAGATGTTTTTCTGTATCTGATTGTGAGAAGTTCATCAAAACAATATGAACTTCATGTGCAGCTTTTTTAAGAGATACACCCAGTAAATCACCAGAATCAATAAGATTGTTAATGCATAAATTTAAATTATCAAATGTGTAACTTACTTTTGAACTCCTAACAAGATTTACTTGCTCAACGATAGTATCATTTGCTTTCTTTGATGCAAAATATATGTCAGCAGGACTCCATTTATTAATATCACCAAACTGTTTATTTGTTTTATTAGCAGCATCAAAAAGTTCACCAATCAATTCCATAACATTAGAAGTTCTTCCTTTTTCAGCTGCAGCACCACGAAAATAAAATATATCTTGCCAATTTGGACCTTGAAACTTTGCAAAATCTTTATCTATCTTATCAACGTCTTGTATAAGTTTTACTGCAATATTCACAGAAGATTTATACCAGTCATTATCAGAAGTTATTAATTCTTCTATTTCTTTTAAAGAAACACTTGGAACATGAACTCTTTTATTAAAAGAATCTGTTATTAACTTTTCATATTCATGTTTAAAATCTGCATATGTTGGATATGTTTTCAAACTAAATTTTTTATCTATAGATGAAGAACCAATGTAGTCAGCCATAGCACAAAATAACGCTTGAGCAGCTTCAGCTGCTTTTGGGGAATCTGCCATCGAATACTCCTAACATTTAATTAATTGGAGTATTTATCCTATCTCAATTACCATATATTGTCAAGCAAAGAATGCATCTAAAGAACCTTTATTCATGTAATTATCTACAATATCAAACTTCTGTTGTTTTTTAGAGAATGTCCAGACTGGTTCAATGTAAACTTTTTTCATAAATTCATCTAAATTTTCTACATTCTTTGGCCTCTGCATGATACGCATACCCAATTGACCACAGAAGTTTGCACCATTCTTAACCATATCATCAATCAAATCATCACTTGCATAGTATCTTGTAGTTTTAATCTTTGGATCCATGATATTAACAAACTGAAACCCATTATCACTTAGACTTGCAAATGTTTTACGATTAACAGGCAGATAGAAACCATCTCGCCATTGCTCATATGTTTGATATCTTGACCATGATTGTTCATCTGAATGTTTACCATCTGTATTATATTTCTCTGTTGCAAAATATGGTGGTGATGTAAACGCACAATCAATTGGTGGTAAAATAGAATAGTCAAAGTCTTCGGCTGGTTTACGATGTATCTCTACACGTTTCTTGCCTTCAACAATAAAGTATTCATTGGTGAATGTAGTCTTCGGTTTCTCACCATACAACTTCTCATACTCAATACATTGTTCAAAGTATTTCAAATATGTTTGGTCATTTGGATCTGTACCATAATATTGTTCTGCACTTGAACAATAGAAACCAGCAAGTCTATCACCCCAACCGCAAGATGAATCAAACACAGTCTTTGCATTTGATATCTCATAGAGTAACTTTGCAACTTGTGGTTTAAATTGTGTTGCAATATAGGCACTCAATCTAAACGATGAAATGTAAGCACTAACTGATAGTTCTTTATTACCCAATCGCCATAGTGCAAGAAATACACTACGCAAGTTATCATTGTTTTCCCAACGATAGATTGGAGATTTATATCCCCATGCATCACATTTATATCTCAATGTTTGATGAAAATAATTACTTACATTATTGAATTGTGAGCCCATTTGAATAACACCAAGACCATGTTCAGAATACTTTCTACCATAATCTTCAAACTTCTCAATCACAATATCTTTTACTTTATCGTGTTCTTGAAATGTAGATTTTAAATCAGATAGTGTTAATGCCCAAAAGGCACTTTGCATATCTTCATAGGTAATCTCACGCAACGGACATGGTGGTTTTGTAGTTTCAATTAGACGAATCAATTCAGCAACAATAGTTTCTTTGTCAAATTTTTCATTGACAAGAGCCCATTGTTGTTCATTCAAAATGGGAACACCATTTGAATTTCTATTCTCTAAAAGATAATCATACAAAATCATACTTTAAATCCATCAAAGTTTTTTCTACGTTCACGGTTACCAAATGTATTCAAAGGTTTATCTTCAACTTTACCTGCATCAACAATATCATTCTGTGCAGATTCTTCAACATCATACAATCTCATCTTGGATCTATCGATACCGAGAACAAATCGTTTATATAGATTAGGATCACCATAACGATTCTTCAACTGTTTAACAAGTACCTGATTCAATTGTTCTAGTTCTTCATTTGTTACAAGAGCAAACATAAAGTCAGCAGTTGCAGGCAAACCAAAAGACTCAGAAGTATCTTCAAGACCTGGATCAGAGTTAGAGAAACCACTTCTTGTTGTTTGTGTTGCAGATACAATCGGAAGATTATTCTCAACAGCAAGACCACGAAGTTCTTCTGCAATTGCCTTGATATATGAATAACTGTTTACGTTTGCACCAGGTTTAATCCTAGATGAACAACAGATATTCAAATAGTCAATAAAGATAATATCAGGTTTGAAACTCTTTTTAAGAGCCAAGTCATTCAACAATGCACGGAAGTGTAATGAAGAAGCACTTGCAGTCGGATATTCTTTGATGATTAACTTGCCTTGTGTTTTGTTTTTGAGTGCAGAGAATTTACGATTGTAATCTTCTTTAGTGATTGTTCGTAGTTCATCTAAATCTATATTTAGCAAATTTGCATCGATACGTTCAGCAATCTTTTCTTCGGCCATTTCCATCGTGATGTACAATACATTATGACCTTGCGATAGACAACCAGCCGCAACGTGACACATAAACAAAGATTTACCAACACCAGTACCAGCAAGAGCAATGTTTAACGTCTTAACTGGAAGACCACCTTTTGTAATCTTGTTAAAGAGGTCGAGGTCGAAACGAATGCGAGATTCTACTTTGTGATATGAATCATACCGAGAATCAGAATCGTTGATATAATCATGCCCAATATTGTTATCGAATGTAACGCCAAGAGCATCAGATAGAAGTTGTGGGATTTCACCTTTACTTCTTTTACCATCGTCATCAAGAATGCCGACAGATTCCATAATTGCATTATAGATTGCCTTATCTTGACAAAACTTTTCAGTTTGTTCAATCAACCATTGACCTTCAGACTTTTCATCCTTACTAGAATGAATTTCTTTTAGGAGGTCAATTGATTCTCTTACTTGTGGTTCAGTTAAGGTTTTACTCTCGGTAAAATTAATTACGAGAGATTCGTGTGTTGGAAGATTTTTATATTTGTTTACAAAATCAAATATTTCTTTGAAAACAATCCGTTCGGTGTTGTCAGAGAAATAATCTGGTTTAATGAATGGCAATACTTTTCTAGTGTATACTTCATTATAAATCAAATTCTTCAGAATCGTTTGTTCTAATCTGTTCATTATATCGGTTATTAATAATTAATTCTGTGAGTATGTCACCCATCATTGTATGAAATTTCTCATCACTTTGCAAGCTGTCCATGTCGTGTTCTCCGGCATGAACAATGGTATACCCAAACTCAAGTTTAGGTATACCTGATTGCTGATTTATTCTAGCACCTGTGTAATGATAAAGAACACCATTATAATCACCGACAAGAATTCCTATGCCGGTGATATCACTATCTTTAAAGTCAACAAACTTAAAATGTTTATCTTCTTCAAGCTTCATTGGTTTCTTGTAAAAGAATTGGGTCACTTTCTCCCATAATGCTTCCATATGCAATCTCATACTTGTGTTTAATAAAGTCTTTAAACTTAGGATCTTTTAAAATTGGTTCCATGAAATCAGCAGTTGCTGTATCTGCAATACGTTTCTTCTCACCGACTTCACCTGTTTCTTGGTCTACCTTTGCATACCACCCATTGGTTGGTTTAACCACATGTCCGGATTCAATAGCAAGGTCAAGAATACCAGAGTAACGGCTGATACCACCGTCAAAAGATACAGAGATAGGGATTTTAGATTTTTCTTTGACATAACGAGACTTTTCTACATTAACAATAAAATGATAGCCAACAATTTCAGTACCATCTTTATCTTGTTGGCGACCAAGAATATAAATGTTGTCAGCAGAGTAATACGAACCTGTACCACCACCAACAATATCTTTGGGGAACATTCCGATTTCTTTGTATGTGTGATTAACAACAATCATTGGAATATCTTTAATAGTTAAGTGTGGTGTTACCATACGGAACAAACTCTTAACTTGTTTTGCACGACTCATATCAGCAACTGATTTACCTTCAAGTGCATCTTCAACTTCTTTCTTTGATGCAAGATTACCGATAGAATCTAGAATCACCATCAACTTATCACCACGTTCAATATTCTCAAACTGTTGCATAATATCAAACTTTAATTGTTCGATATTAGTTAATGGAGTATGTAATACACGATCCATATCAATACCAAATGTCTCAAAGTATTTTACTGGTGTACCAAATTCTGAATCATAGAACAATAAAATCGCATCTGGATATTTGTCCATATAAGATTTTGCCATCAACAAACTAAACGCAGTCTTAAAGTGTTTAGAAGGACCAGCCCACATCGTTAGACCTGGAGTAATACCACCATCTAAACGACCAGATAATGCCACATTAATCATTGGCACAAAAGTTGGCACCATATCTTTTTCTGTAAAGAACTTTGACTTAGATAGAATTGCACTATCTTTGATTGTCGAATTCTTTTTTAATTTCTCAAGTAAACTCATAGTATCTCCCATATATTCTTTCATTATACACTATTAATATTAACAAGTGTGGCAATCATGGATTCCATTTTGAATGCGGTACATCAAACACAAATGTAATTCTTGTGCAATGACCAACATTTTCAGTACCATGCATTAACTTGTTATTGAACCACAATAATGTTCCTGGTTCTACAATCACTTCTTCATCACCAACCATATAACGATATCGGCCTTGTATTGATAGATGATATCTATCTTTAGTTTGGTAATAAGAACCAATATCAATATGTTTACCTACTGTGCCACCAACTGGTAGAGATAAGAAACCACAACGAGCAAATTTTTTAAAGTTTCTTCTCAGAAATCTAATAATCTCGGTGTGTTTGTCAAACGCTGGTGTTGGTATACAATACTCAGTATCACCAACAAAGTCTTCAGCTTTTGCAACTGCACCAACAACCAATTGTAAAACGCCAGCCGGAATATCATCGTATCCTCTATCAAGTAAAGAACCAATACCTTCCATTTGTTTCTGTGCTTCCCAATCACTAGAATATTTCTCTAGTTGTGCCAGAATCTTTGACACATTAATACCAGTTTTAATGATGCGTATGTTATTCAAAGAAACTCTCCAATGTATTGATTTTCTCTGTAGACCAATTCATACAATCTAGCACAACTTTAATTGGATCAAGAAATGCCTTATTGAATTGCACATCATAGTCAATAAATTCATGTAGACCAAACTCTTGCGGTAGTCTTGATGGATAGGAAATGACTGTATCTTTAATTGGATTAGGCATTTTCAAATAGGTGAATTTAATCTTTTCACCTTCTTGTATCAAAGGATATTTCTTTTCAAGTTTAAGAGCTTTAAGTCTTGCGTTATACAAGATTGCACCCTTAACATGAATTGGTGTGCCCTTCTTATATAGAGAAACAGAATCAGAATATTCTTTCAAACCATTCATCCCACGAGGAAATGATATGTCTTCAGGAGGCAATTGTTTAAATGTTTCTTTAAAGTCAGCAATAAACGCATGAATATCTTCTTCTGTTCCTTGCATCATAATCTTAATTGACTCACGCATCTTTTCACGAATGGCGGCAGGTGTAGAAGACTTAATCATTTCAAGACCCATGACTTTCATCTTTGGTTCTTTATATTGAACACCTTCATTGTTATAGATGTTTAGAATATAACGCTTCTTTGCAGTCCAGATACCTTTATCTGCAAGAGCCTCACGTTTCATTTGCATCTTTTGGTCAAATGCATGAACATATGAAGCAAGTTCTTGATAACTCTCATCAATATAAGGTTGTATCTTGTCTTCACAGACACGGTCCATGAAGGCGATAACTTGATTAACATCTGTCTTGTCCGAATACACCTTGTTAACGAGTGGACCAAGGCGCAAATAAATCGAATCTGTATCTGCGGCGATAACATAATCTTCTTCTGTCTTTAATAATTTATTTAAATATCTATTCAATTCACCTTCAATCCAACGAATAGATAATTGACCGGCAAGAGTTACTGCAAGTGCCATTCTTAAATCATAGAATCGGAAGTACTTAGAGCCGAGAGCGCCATATGCGGAGTTTAATGAAACTTTCTTTGCAAGTTGCAAGTTATCGTATCTTGAAACTCTGTTATAAATCTCAAGTTTTTTCACTTCATCAGTTTCGTTCTCATACTCTTGTTTTGCCTGAAGCATTAATTTCTTAAACTTCTTGCGGTCTTCATACATTTCTTCTAACATCTTTGGTAAGAAACCTTGAATGTCAGTACGGAAGTATTGTCCATTTGGAGTTATAGTCACATCTTTCAATGAAGATAAATCTAATTCTTTCTTCAACATCTTGTTTACATCAACATTAGATGAAATGATTTTACGCATATCATCTGTATAGTTTGATGGCTCTACAAGAGTCTCTGGTGAAATATTGTATTGCATCATCAAGTGCGGATACAAACTGTTCAAGTCAAACGAGGCAATCCAATTGTGTTTACCAACTTGTGGATCTTTTACGAATGCGCCTTCAAATGCTTCACCTTTAAACTTTTCTTCTTTTGGTGGAACAATAATGTTCTTATCCAAGAGATAGTTATATATCAAAGCATCCCACATACGAGTCTGTGCAAAGATATCTTCAAAGTTTGTTTTCGTATCATAGCCAAGAGTTAAACCCAACTCAATGAGTTTCAGTTTGTTCTCAAGTTTGAAAATCAATTCAACGTCTTTGATATTATAGTCAATAAACTTTTGAAAGTTTAATCTATACAAGGCATGTAGACTATCAAATTCATCATATGATAGTTTGTTTTCACCAATCTCTACGTTTGCAATATTGTCAAGTCTGTATGATTCTTGTGAACGGCCTCCTGGCGCATACCAACGATACAATTCAATGTAATCTAATACAGAGATACCAATCAAATCATATGCAATAAAGTTTTTGTTATTAACAGTAACATTACGACTATTGATTAATGACCATGGAGATAATTTCTTAAAGACATTCTCATCAAACAACTTTTGAAATCTATTGATAAGATATGGAATATCAAAGAACTTAATATTCCAACCAGAGATAACATCTGGTGCGTTCTCATGCCAGTAGTCTAGAAACTTCTTACAGAGGTCATACTCATCACGACATTTGATATAAGTTACATCATCACGTTCATTGTTATAATTACCACAGCCCCAAACATAAGTCATGCCGTTCATATACTTTACACAAATAGCCGTAATTGGTTCAGTTGCAAGATATGGATCAGGAAACCCATTTTCAGAACCAACTTCAATATCGATTACTGCAATAGAGATATCATCAATCTTCCAATCAATCATACCTTTAAATTCATCTGCAATAAATGAATAGGCAAAACTATTGTTGCCATAGATTTTGAAGTTCTTTACTTCTTCATATCGTTTAATGAAATCACGAGCTTCACGGATGTTTTCAAACTTCATTGGCTCAAGATATTCACCTTCTAGATTTTTAAAATCAGTAGGTTTATTAGAAGGCAAAAACAAAGTAGGCGTGTAAGCTACTTTTAACTTAACACGCCTACCATTCTTGATACCACGATAATAAATTGTATTGCCAAGAGAGGCAACATTTGTGTAATAGTTATTCATTCATACATTATATCAGAATTTAGGGATAGTAGAGGCAATTTCGATGCCTGAACCGAAAAGTTTGCTGTATTGATTTTCCAATTCAACGACTGGTGATGTAATACAAAGAACATCATTCATTTTGATTTTGATACCAGTTTTGAATTCAGTACAGAATTGTAGAAATGGAACAAACATCATGTTTGCACCTTTTTCACCAGGTTGCATTACAACCTGTACAGAGTTTGTAAGTGTGATTGTATCATTATCAATACAATCAACATCAGCCATAATAGTATGGTTGGTTTTAAATGTAACTAACTTAATTGACACGGACTCTGGCCTCCGCATCAATTACACCAATTGTCACCCAGCGTTTTGGGAACAACATCTCACGACTTTCATAATCGTGGAAGTTTAAATTTGGATCTCTCATCCAACCAAGAACCTCGACCTTATTGTCGAATTCACGAAGGTACAAATCGTACCTATCTGCCTGAGGCAGTTTATACTCATTCACCAGTTTTCTGGCAAGGTCACGAACATTCATATTCATCCTTTAATTTTACACAAGAGTTTATTATACAACAGAAGCAAGCACAAGTCAAGCTTATATGTGGCAAAGTTCCACGTTGCATTGTTTTAAAAATTCAATACCAAGATTATCTCGGTATGAATGCCGATAGTACACAGAGTTTATACCTGATTGGTAAATTAATTTAGCACAATCAAGACAGGGTGCATGTGTAACAAATATGGTTGCACCATCTGTAGAGTTAGTAGACTTAGCTACTTTTGCAATCGCATTAGTTTCTGCATGAAGAACTTCTGGTTTAGATTTGTTATCTGCATCTTCACATACATTAGTCCAACCAGAAGGCATGCCGTTGTAACCAATACCAATGATAGTATTATCTTTTACAATAACACAGCCGACATGAAGTCTTTTTGCTGAAGACAATTCAGCATAGACTTCGGCCGCATTCATGTGTGCATCAATGAATTTTTCTTTCATTCTAGAAACGCCAATGGTACTTCTACTTTACGCAATCCATTTGCATAGAAGAAGAATGGTACAAATCTTTCATTTAAAAAACCAGGATATCTCCATGGATTAATTTCTGTGCAGTTGTATTGTTTAACACTTTTATTTGGGAATGTTTCAGAACAATTCTTCCAAATGTATTCCATGATATCAAAGTACTCATTCACAAGTTGTTTGAATAAATGTCTAGGTAAAATATAAACACATTCATAATTACAAATACTATAATCAGTAAACCACATCATATGTTTACGATAACTAGGATTTACAACTTGAATGCCTTCTTTAAATAGATTCCAATATTCAGGCAGTTGTGATTCTAAGTATTGATTCTCAATTGAATTATGCATCATACGATAACGACTACAAACAACATCAGCTGATTGTAAGTATCTTAATGCGGCTTCTTTTTGTGATTCTGATGTTAGTATCTTACATGATTCAACAGTAGATGGTACATGGAGTTTTTCACCCACATAACCAACACCCTGTTCAATCGCTAGAT